TTACCAGTTCTGATTTATTTTTTCCTGTCATTTGCAACAAACTTTATCTTTCTATTTAAAGCATATTGCATGTGGGTGTCAAGTTTCTTACGAACGAACACAGCCTTGTCGGCCAACTTCTTGGCTCTGTCTGCGTCCTCCGGTGACAGTTGATCGCTCCTGAATGATTCCAGTGCATGTGCCCGTATAAATTCAACGTCTGTGTCTGTTACGTATACCCTGGCCTTAGGTGCTATTTGTATGAACATGTATTGGTGAATTTTAGCCTGGCATCTTCATCAGGATCACTACCACTGTTGATAGTAAGCCTGCGACTACTGTGCCTGCTGTTGCTATGATCGTCTTCTGACTGCTCTTGTGACTAATCTGTTGATCTTCGTTCATCTTGGATAGTCTGATTTCTATCGCACTCAGTCTGTCGTGTAACCCTTTGTATCTCTCTGAACAAAGGTCCACGTGTGCTTCTAGGTTCTGTTTTTCTAATTCTGTTGTACTCATATATCTTTGTAAATCTCTTTTGAGGATTTGTACCTCCGCTAGTAGAGCCTGTAGATGAGCCTGTTCCATTGCCTGTGCGTGCCTTGTTAAGTTTTTGTTTGTGCCTAATTTATGCTATTATTTATCGATAGGACCGGCATATGAAAAGTACGTGTTTATGACTCCTCCTGACAGTGCACCGATGATCTTTTGTCTGTCTGTCCCTGATAGATCTTCAGTAACGAAAGTTTGTATTGGCAGGTGTGCAGTGTTCATGCAATCTGCAACCACTGGCACAAGACTGAAATCATCAACTAGACTCTGGGTAGGATCGACCACGTCGCCATATACTCCCGACTGCTCCGTGAAGAACTGGAAGTGCCAGGTCAAGTGTGGGCCTTCGTAGTAGGAGCCGAACTCATGATTAGCCAGATTGGGTAGTTCCACTTGCTTGGGTGGGTGATCCCATGTTATGTTACCCCTCATCTGTAGCAGTTGTAACATAGTGGCAAAGTTGCTGTTCTGCTCGCGAGCCATAGACAGTGTGTGCTTGTCGTGTATCTCATTGCCTGCTGTGGTTATGAATGGGAATTGCTGTTTTAGATTGCCGTTGTCAGTGATGTCTACCAGGGTGTGTATTCTGTACTCGTGCATATCGATATTTAAGTCATTAAAAAAGGGCGAACCTAATTAAAGATCCGCCCTTTGGTAATTGTGTATCAGTCTAATTGGATTAGAATGAAGCCGCCGTAGCCGCCACAACAGTTGCACTGCTCAGGTTTACTGGACCTGGACCAACTGATGTTAACAGTTGTAAGACAGTTTGTAGGTATGCCGCGAAAGCCTCACTGTTCGTACCATCGTACGTGTCAGTTCCGAACTCACCTTCGAACACCATGTCAAATACTTGACCTGCATTCGCACCACCATCAGCTCTTAATTTAGTGATGATGATTGGAGTTGCCTCTTGCGTCATTGTTGCTATTGCCGCCTGCACAGTACCCAATGGTCCCATTTCAGCAGATGATGTAAAGTCTGTACCGTTAACTGCGAAGTCAACTGTAACAGCCGTGATCGTCTTACCTGAAAGGTGATCCGTTGTGTTTGCTTTAGTCGGGTTTATTTTAGTTGTCATTTTCTATATCTCCTATAACTTTAACTATTAGTCAGATTGAACTTCAGTGTCAGATAGGCCTTTGCTTGCCGCTGTCGCTGAACTGATAGTTGCAGTGATTTTAGAGTTACTGTTCAACGCTCTTAACGCCGCCTGTATCGCGTCGATAGTAGTTGTTGCACTGATCGTGTCTAACGCATCAGATCTAACCATGAAGGTCATCTCTGTGTTACCGTTCGCTAGAATACCTCTTCCTATCACGTTAACACCTTGGTTTTCAATTGCTTGTCTGCACAATTCTAAACCTGCTGTGTTAGCCGATGCTAATGGGAAAGTTGTTTCACTGTTCATNGCTGAGATGTAGTCTACTGAGATGAATGTTATACCAACACCCTCTGCTTCATATAGACCATTAGGTGTTTGAAAGTTACCCGGGCCACCTGCCGGAATTGCTGTATCGTAAGCCATTTTATGTTTCTCCTAATTGCTATTAAGCAAATTTTAATGTTGATTTAATTGAACAAGCAACAGTACCTGATCCAAAGTTAACTGAATCTACTGTTCCTAGGTTGATGATGTCCTCAACTAATACTTGTGCAAGTGTACCTGTAACAGTTCCATCTAAAGATGTGAAACTGTTGATCGTGTCAGTTAAGTTTCCTTCTAAGATGTAGTCCTGTTTAGTACCCGTATCGTATACCGCACCTGCGGCTAAGATAGTTCCTCTTGATAGTACTGTGTTGATGATTGCTTCCATTGCCTCTCTCGAAGCGTCTGCGTCTACGTCCCAATCTAAGTGTATCATAGTTATAGGTTTACCTATAGTTCTGATATCTTCGCCGATTAGAGTAGTCACGGTTCTTTGTGGTGTTGCCATTTTTAATCCTCCTTTTTTCTGATTAAATGACTATGACCCCGCTCAGGGATCAAGTTGCAAGTATTTATTGGTAAAGTTGGTAAATTATGCTGTAATATTACGATTTTAGCCAGACTTCGTCACTTTTGGTACGTTTTTGGAACTTGTAGCCTAGATCTTTCAGTATTGCTTCACACTTTTGTGTAATGTTGTTTCTCTTGTCTCTTTTCATTTCAATATTGATAACTGGATTATTCTTGGTCAATGTCTCCCTTGCACCATTCAACAATGGTACTTCGAATCCGTCAACGTCTATCTTTACGAAGTCCACATTGGTCAGTGCAAAACTGTCAAGCGTCCTGCAATCAATATCTCCATCTTCATTTTGTAACACAGTTGAATTGAAGCCTTGTTTTGCCTTGTGTTCCTTGTCCGACAATCCGATAGGCCAAAGTAAGACATTGTTCTCGTCGATGTTCTTGTTGAAGCACTCCCTGAAGTTGGGATTTGGTTCGAAGCAAACTACACTTTCAAACTTGCTACAAAGTGGTCTCGTCCACTGTCCTATGTTGCTACCTATGTCTAGACACACCCGCCATTGTTTGATATATTTCAGTGCGGCATCTCTTTGAAGTCGTTGCCCGTTGCCGGCATCGTCCAGGAAGGTCGGTTTGTCGTGCTGTCCATACAGCACCCAGAAACTACTTTCGTTCGGCACCACACTCCTTGCAGTCACAGTCAGGACAGTCTAGGCACTCGCCACAAGATCGTCCACAATGTTGTTCGCACTCGCACTTCTCACAGATATATTTGATCATGGTCAAGATGGCCTGCCCAGGCATTTGTTACAGTCACAGTGATCACAATTCTCACAGTTGGAGCATTTTTTATCACAGTGTGGATTGCAGGCACACCTATGACAGATTTTTCTTTGTTCTTTCATTATAGTTCCTTGAATTTTTTTAGAATGTCAGTGTTGGGCAGTTTAGATTGTAGTTGTTGTTGCAGTCTGTGTAGGGTCTGCATCTTCATTTTTGAATTCAACTTGTTGTAGTTGGCCACTGCTCGCCTAATGTTCTTTAAATTAGCATCTTTGATATTTAGAGATCTCTCTAGGTGTGTCAAGTTCTTGTAATGATCTTCCCAACTTCTCAGATATCTTCTCAGTGCCATCACAGGCACGGGTTGTCTCTGCCTCATGGCTTGAGCTTCGTCCTTGTTCTTTAGTTTCTTGGTAATTTCTGGATCACCTGACACTATGGCCAACATGTTGGACAGATCATTGTTGATCATCCTCACTTGGTCGAATGTGCCTTTCGCCATGGTTTGTTGTGCGTAATCTTTAGCGAACTGCTGTGTGCCCTTGTTCTGACTCATCAGTGCCAGTGCTAGGAAACTTAGATATATCCTCTCTGTAACCTCTGGGAAAGTGAATCTCTGCAAGTCACTATGCCGTCTTATTACCTTGCCCTCAGATACATACTTTAAAAATGGTGTTAACATATAGGTATTTATAGGGCTTATGCAACGAAACTTTATTCTAACAGACGTAATGAAGACCGGGGACCATTCCAAACTAGAACAATTTATTAATTTACACAGTTTACCGGAACAGACCGTTGATGTCACAGGAGAATATTACACACTCCACACTCATGATCTCGACAGTTATGACAGGAAGTTTGCAGTAATAGATTCAAACTCGTTGCCAAAACAAGATTTACTAACAAGCAACAAAGAATTTGTTCCAGAACTAAAAAGGCGTTGTGATTTGTTACACAGTCAGGGTTTTGTTTTTATAAAGGCCAACCCATGGGAGTCACTAGATAACATAAAAAATACAAAACAGTATCCGGAGTTTGATATTGAACATATAAAATGGACAGGAGGCGTGTCATGGTTTTGGTTCTACATGTATCAAAAACATAAAGACACAAAATTCAACTTTGACCACTCTGACAAAAAATACGATTTCTTATATCTTAACAAGATGCCCAGAGCACACAGATTAAAACTGTACAACAAGTTGAAGAACAAGGGTGTGTTAGAAAATAGTTTGCACACCAAATGGCCAGACAGGAAACTGCCTGCCGAATATGAATTGCCATGGGCACCAGACTATCCGCATTATGGAATGGATCAAGACATATTTGAGAAGCCATACAACGACACTGCCTGTAGCATTGTTTCNGAGACCAACGACAACGANAACGATGTGTTCATGACNGAGAAAATATGGAAACCCATCATAGCACAACAGATATTTGTCGTGCATGGCAACTATCTATACCTGCAGAAGTTGAGAGAAATGGGATTCAAGACATACAACAACTACTTTGAAGAAGCATATGATATAGATAGAGATCCAAATTTGAGGATTGATACTATTGTAGATGTGTGTGATAGGTTACGTGATGCTCCATGGCAGGACTTATACTTACAAAGTAAAGCACTGAGGCAGTATAACTTCAATCACTTTTTCAACGAAGAGAAGTTGAGTTTAGAAATAAACAAAACTCTTAATTTATTTTTTGAATTTGCTGATACCCGTCAAGTTTCTTCTTGAGAATCCCAACCTGTCAACTAATTTAACAGCATTACCTGACTTGTCAACAGCAACGAAACCCTCTGGCTCTGTCACTTCTAGTCCGCCATCTGTCTGTTGGAATGATCCTATCGCCTGTGCTTGATTCATTTTCTTCAACACAAAGCCTTTCATAGTCTGCACTGCCTTGTAGAAAGTCAGCATCGCCTGTAACGGTTTCTTGGCTCTGTTAAGGAATACAGGCATCTGCTTCATCTTGTCCTGTCTCAACTGCAAGGCCTTCTGTGCCTTAAGTCCTGACATCTGCTGTTGCATTCTGTCTGCGTAGAACTTCTTGAAGCCTAGCAGGAACTTATTCACATCACTTGGTAACTGTCCTTGCTTGACCATTGCGTTGATGTACATCTGGAACATGGGTATGAAGTCTTGATTCTGTCCTAGCACACTTGATAGGTTCTGTGGCACACCATTTAACAGTGTCTCTAATTTTTCTATGCCATTGTAGAATTGTTTTGTTTCATCGTCAGTGAACTTGGCACTGCCTGACACGTCCTTGTATGTGGCATTATCGAAGAACACATCATTGCTTTTGGCAAATGAACTCACATCTGCACCGGCCTGTGCGTTCATGTCCGCTAGGGACTCACCTGCATATGTTGTGTGGAATATGATTCCTAACTTGGCTCTGTCTATCTGCTTACCTAATTCACTTGCTTCCGGAACTGCATATGTTATTGTGTTTGGTGTGAAGGTCAGGTTAGGTTTGCCGTCCACATTCTTACGTGTAATGTCCTCGTCTGTGAACAGTAGATCTCCTTGCACTACTCCCTGTATGTTTAGTTTCTTAACATGGACTAGGCATTTCAATAATTTTTGTCCTAGTTCGTCTGTTCCGTGATTGTTCGCTATATCTTTTTTAGTGTAGTTTACTTTTGCATTCTTGGCAAAGACAGATTTTGTTCCTACGAAGAATTTGCCATTGTCTGGATTGATTCCACAAACCACGGCAGGAGCGCCGTCCCATTTCACGGAAACACTCATTGCTTCTGAGCTTGTTCCTTTTAGTGTAAGCAGTAGTCCTCTGAAGTATTCGACAACCGCCTTGCCACCCTCGTAGCCGTCGGTTATCACAATGTCCTCGATGTGTTCAAGGTGTGTCCTCTTAAACTCTGTTAGGACATCTTCTATCAACATGATTAGTCCTCTTTGTATTCGCCGTCTTTGATTTTAAGCACGTTCTCTTTTACGTCTCTGTTCTCTTTGATACGAGCGACGCCTTTGCTGAACTTGGATGCGTCCATGTTCTTCAGTGCTGAATTGAATTTCTTTTCTAGTTTGAATGCTGTGTCCTGATCAAAGTGCTCTCTGATGTATGTCATTAATCTTATTGCACTCTCTAGGATGTGTGAGGCTCTACTCTCCACAACTTCTTCCTTGTCTCTTTTAAGAGGCATTGAGCTCAATTCTTCTAATAAACTTCTAGTGTGTTTCTGCATTGTAGGTATTTACTCCTTATTGTAGCACAATTCTAGCATAAGTCTACTCATTTTACTTTTCTATACACGAAATACTTACGTTGGTTCGTGTCATCGTGTATATCTAAAACTTTAAGATTAAACATACTTGCTAGTTCTATGATAAAAGGAACGTTCCAAGGGAAATATTCTATCCACCTGGCCTCTGGTGCTGAATTTTGCACACCTGGATTAACCCTAAAGAACATTGTCCCGCCATCGGCCAACATCGTTACCATCCTTGAGAATTCAGAAATGATCTTATTCCGTCCACCAAAGTTCACTGAGCCCAATGCCAATATCACGTCAAATTTTTCTGTGCTCCTGTAGTCCATTATGCCAACATTGATATCGGCATTTTTGTTATAGGGATCTATGCCTATCAGATTATCAATCTTGCCCTCGAACTCGTTGTATCCGCACCCTACATCAAGCACTGCTCTTGGTTTCATGCTGTTTACCTCATCTATTAGTGCAACACCACTGTACTTCCATTTCTTCATCTTGTTTTGCCAGTGCTTGGAGAACCATCTGTGCAAGACAGCATCATCTATAACCTTAGCGTATTCTATGAGATTATCACAAGTTTTTACTTCAACATCAAAAATGTCCTTGATGTAAGATGAAGTGCATTTAGATACATCATTTTTAGTGTCTAGTATCAGTTGTGTGTAGATTCTTTTATTCATACTATTGGTATAGATAGACCTTGATGTCTTTCTGTGCGTAGTTATGTATCCTGCCTTTGGAGTCAGGAAAATTTATTTCTAGTGCTCTGCACAGGTCAACATTGTCCACAGGACTTGTGATCCTGTCTGCGTTGTCTCTGACAAATTGCATAATATCTCTGTTTTCAGATTGTATGTGGCTCCACATTGTATCTTGATCTTTGAAGTAACTGTAGTCAGGATAGGTTATGTCAAACCCGCCAGCATCGTTCCACCATTTCAAACACTCCACGTCGTTTCTGTATACCATCACAATCGGATATCCTAATTTTTTAAGATCGTTTAATCTGTGTGCAAAGGTGTGTGACTTGATAATTCGTTTGCCTAGGCCAGAAAAAGGCTTGTCCCAATTGGTTATTGAGTTTTCAAATTCCATACCTGGATCAAAGTATGCACCTTCGTGTTTGACCACACCCTTCCTGTAAGTGTTTCTGCCATTTCCGTCTGTCTGGTCTATGTCAGGTGATCGGTATATGTTTTCTGCCACACTGCTCCATCTTGATCCTGGTGCACCTGTGAATAGGATGTACATTACAATTTTATTATATTGTTTGGTATTGATAGTAATTTATAAGTCTTTTCAGTAGCAACGCCAGTCACCAATAGATTTGATCTTGGTCCTTGTCCTGCGTTTGCTGTGCAGTGTGGAACATTGTACCAGTCGAAAGTGTATATCTCACCTGCCTTGTATCCTGCAAGGAAATGATTCCCAAACTGCATGAAGTGGCCTGGTTGCCAATCTTCTAACATCACAAAAAATCTATACACACTGTCGATGTCGTTGGGTGCCCATCTTTGCACAGCGTCTATGTGAGTAGTCCATACCTGTGTTGGCCACTGTACGTGGACACGTGCTTGTATTTCACGTTCACCCGCTTTGAGATGCAACGAGTCTGCCATTTTCTGGAACACTGGCGACAGTTCGTAATCCATGTTGCCTATAGGATGTTTGGGATCGCCACCAACCCTCTCGATGTCTCTTTCCTCTGCCTCTATGTCTACGCTACTGCCTTGTTTGGTGTATTTGCTTTTGTCATCTGGGTTCCTAGTCCTCCATGTGACTTCCTTGCTTCNTTCTTGTGTCTGTGTCAACTCAGCACTCCAGTCTCCTTCGAACCTACCCACGTACCTCATGGTGTCGTGGGCAGGGTTATGATCNAAAGGATCNAAATGATAATTTGATCTTTTCTTTAGTGCGTCGTACTTNCTCTTGTTATTCATTAACAATATTTANTTTGTACTCCACCTTGTGTCCTAAAGAATTTTTAGTGAAGTCTATCAGCGTCTTGTATGCTGATTCAGTAACCAATGACATCACGACATCTAAATGCCTGTTGCCATCTTCNCCGATANTCCATCCGTAATTGCCGATCTTTTTTTGTATTGCTTTGACGCTGTCAGGATTGCTGGCCACTTGTTCCAATGCATTCCTTAGGGTCTCTGCATGTTTGGATCCCTTGCTGATAAAGATCGCTTTCTGTATACCATCNCGTATTGATTTGACCAACTTGTATGCATCGTAGAAGTCTCCACTAGGTGCGACGCCCCATTTCTTTTCNAAAACTATCTCGAACTGGTATCCTGGNAAGTTTGGATCATCCTTGTGTTGTCCTGTTTCTGCATCAAGTATTCCATGATGGAACCATATCTCNGCCTTGCCTTCATCTATGACAGGTTTGATGTGTTTCTTGAATGCGGCAGGGTTCTCACGTGAACCTGTAGTTTCGCCCCTTTTGAAAGTAAGTCTGAACTCGTTCTGTTTCATACCAGGCACCCAAGTCACCTTGTCCTTGAAACAAGACTTGTACTGTTCAACGTTCATGTCAGGTCCACACATAAGCATCGCAATGGCAAATGCCTCCGGTGCGTGTCCCAAGCCTTTTGGAAACACAGTTCCGTCTGTGCCGGTCCTCTTGGCGGCCACTATGTTCAAGTTCATTATTCCTATCGCATCGTAGTTGTAATCATAGACCACTTTAGGGTTGGTCAGGAACTTGATTGCGTTACCGCCACTTGTCGCCAACATCACTGTGTCGTCTTTTTGTAAATCCGTGTGCCAGTCGTTTGCACCTATGATGTTGCCTTTGCCTGGCAAGTGTTTCAATATTATCTCGCCGTCAATGTATTTGTTCATCTCGGTTGCGACTATCTGACTCCAGACACTCAACCCGCTACCAGGCTTGTTTGGCACAACCAATGTGTATTTTTCTGCCATTGTTGCTGTGGATAAACCTAACACCACCAACAATGAAATTATCATCTTCTTCATATTATCATTTTCTCCTTATGCATACTCAAGTTTGTTTTTTCTTGTTATTCCGTATACAAATAGACAAACCACAAATACCAGCAAGAGTATGAATAATGGTCTGTCAATTAGTCTGTCTATAGTATACAGGGAATTCAATTGCATTGTCAAGGCCTCAACCTTGCCAGCAAGTATAAATGCCATCAGCATCGCTGGCCTGCTGAACTTGTATTTCTTGGCAAGTACACCAAGCACAGTGCAGAGTGCCAATACCACATAATCCTCAATGCCACCCGTGTGTTGCACACTGGCCCACACTATGAAAGCAACGATTATGGGAAAGTAATATTTGTATGGAACGTAAGTTATCATTGCGATATACTTGTTGAACACCAGACATATTACACCAACGATCACAGTCGCCCACATGAAACCAAAAGTGAGGCTATTGAAAAATTTAGTGTCCTGTGCCAACTCGGGAGTGCCCAGTTCAAAACCAAGGTACATGAACAGAGCCATCAGTACCGCGGCGAAACTTGCACCAGGAATACCAAACAGTACAGTGGGTATCATGCTTGTGGCCTTCTGTGAGTTGTTAGCACCCTCTGGTCCTATCACACCTCTTATATTGCCATTGCCAAACTTCTCAGTTGGGTTTGAAGCGACGGTGGCGCCATATGACATCCAGTCCGCCATTGCTCCGCCTATCCCTGGAAGTAGTCCAACGAACGCACCTATCCCTCCTCCTCGGAGTGCGTCCCACTTGCAACGCCAAACTTCTTTTATGCCAATTATTGTTTGTGCTGTGTCCTGATTCAGCCTCACTGTGGCTACCTGTCTGCCCCTACGCCATCCGTCAATGATTTCAGGGAAGGCAAACAAACCTGCCATGAAAGCAACCATGGACACACCGTCACTCAGATAGTCCCATCCTAGCGTGAATCTATCTGCATTGGTGTCTGGGTGTACACCTATCAGTCCGATGAGTGTACCAATTACTATTGCGATGATGCTACGGAACCAAAACTTGTTGCTTACGAATGCAACACAGGACAAACTCAACACAATGAACGCCCATAGTTCAGGCACACCAACAAACATTATTACCTTGACATACCAAGGCAGTAGTGCAAATGTCAAAGTGCCCCATATCAATCCGTTCAACGTTGATGTCGTTATAGCGGCGGTGAGAGCANTGGTGGCCTTNCCTTGTTTGGCCAATGGATGTCCGTCCACCATNGTTGCGGCCGCAGAATTGGCCCCAGGTATGCCCAAAAGCACACCACTAAAAGAATCACCAGTTGTGGATGAAGCGACAACTGCCACACAGAAGATAACTCCAAGATAAGGATCCATTCCCATAAAAAACGGAATGAATCCAAACAGTGCTATCAGTCCTGTTGTTGCTCCAGCGGCAGGTATAAGGCCAATGATTAAGCCATACACTACACCTGCGAGTAGTACAATTATTTCCATAAGAATCTGAATTGGGGGTTATTGCTGTGAACTTCCATGGGAGCGTTACAACAAATTATGTGTTTGTAATTATATCCTATACTATATACTTTATATGAAACTGAGTCAGCAACAGAAGATCAGGATGTACTCACACCACGACAGAGATCTTGATATTGAGGACGAGTTCTGGCCTATAATGGGCATACTACTGGCCATAATCGGCGTATGGACAACCATTGTACATTGGATAGATTGGGCCACGTTAGACGTGATCCCATGGTGGGCTGAACCATTCACTATAACACCTGTTGTGTTCTTGTTGGTAATGAAGGAGAGGTTTGATTCTATCAACCCTCTACACTGGTGGCCCATGTTCTGGGGTTATCAAGCCAAACTACCTGATGAGGATAGGATAACCATAAGACCCCTAGACACAGAGAGGATAATGGAACAGCACGGTGGTAGATTGAACGTGTACATAATCGACTACGAACACATCAAGTTCCGTAGGAAGAAGGACGC